ATTCAGGAAAGAATAGTGTATATTCAGCACATGTTAAATTTCAAACAATATCGCCTAATTCATCTATATATAATGATCAAAACGTTATGTTAAGAAGTTCATATAGATCTGTTGATTGGGTTGCGTTAAAATCTTTAAAATAATAAGTACTTTATGTTTAGTAATTCAATTGATAATAAACCGTTATTCACAAAAGCAGATGGTCAAATAGTAAGAGATCTCACACAAACTATGTTAGATAGTACAGTTACGCCTGGTTTATCTTATACTGCATTTAAGGTACCTCAAGATTATGTTATGCGTCCGGATTTGATATCTAAATCAGTATATAATACAACACAATATACTGAAATTATTCTAAAATTTAATGGAATTTCTAATCCATTTTCAATAGATGTCGGTGATTTAATTTTAGTTCCTAATTTAGATGGAGCCAAAGAAAAAATTATAAAAACTGAATCTGGATATAAAACAGATTTGGCCAAAATAAGAAATACGTATAAATATATAGATCCTGCTAAAATTCCAACAAAAAGCGCAAGTTTGAAAGAATATGATAATAGACAAATAGAAAATACATTTCTTCCGCCTAATTTTGCAGAAGAAAATACAACACAGATAATTCAACGTAATGGACGGGTTTATTTCGGAGAAAGTGTTGCAACTTGTGTACAAAACGGAGTATCTACATCTGAATTATTAGCGTTAGCTATAAAAAATAAAAATATAATACTTTAATATATGTCATCTGCTTATACATTTGGACCTCCATCTAGAAACATTAAAAATATAGATTCTCTGAATAAATATTCTCCAAAGAGTAGAATATATAAAATATTTAAAAGCGAAATTAAATTAGATGAGTTGTCGCTTAGAGCGTCAAGTACAGAAGAATCACAACGAGTAGAAAATTTATCTGGTATACAATATCCAATAATAAAGATAAATGATTATATAATTTCTGTTGCCGAAATTGACGATTTCACAATAGATTCAACTGGATTTGTTCCAACTGTAACTTTGAGATGTACATTTGCTCATCAAAAATTTATTTCAAAAGAAATGGTAAAAGACGGAGATATAATGTCTGTCGCCATAGTCAATAAGAGTGATATGCTAGCCATAATAAGATGTGATTTTGTTATAACAAATGTAATTTCAAGTGAAAACGATACTAATGGCATATCAAAATATACTATGTCATTTTTTGGACAGTTATTTATACCTAGTATGTTAAGCGCAATGGCTAATTTATCATTTGAAGGAACATCTATGGAAGCAATGAAAGACTGCGCAAAATTTTTAGGATTAGGTTTTGCTACAAATGAAGATGCAACTGATGATAAACAGGTTTGGATAAGTGGACATAGTAAATTAACCGAATATATACAAAAAACAGTAAAAAGAACATGGAAAAATGAAAAATCATTCTTCCATGTTTGGATAGATATTTATTATAATTTAAATTTCATAAATGTTAATAAACAACTTATGGAATCTGAAGACAAAGTGGATGTAGCTGTGTGGCTGAATAATATAGATCATGAGTATACATTTGGTACCAGCCCAAATAAAATTGCACAAACTGAAATAGCAAAAGTTTTTTCAAATTACGTAAGTTATAAAACTTCATCATTTTATATAACTAATTGGAAACCTATAAATAGGTCATCTTCTATAACATTTGATATAGGAACAACAACAAGTGGACAAATGTTTGAACATAATAACTCTCTTTTTTTAGATAGTGATGCAAAAAAATTCTGGAGTTTGGATATAGAACCAATATATGATGAAGACAAAGCAACTAGTCATATATTATTAAGAGGTAGAGCAAATAGAGATCCAAAAAATACAGATGAATCAATGCAAGCTAATTATTCATACAGAGAATTATATCAATCTAGACCGTGGATGGGAATTCAATATACCATATCTAATCCTAATGAAGATAATTTAAAATGGGATGGCAATCATCATAAGAATTATCTTAGAGCAGGAGCACAAAACTTAATGAATAATAAAGAATTAGATAAATTAAACGTATATATTACAGTAAATGGTACAAATGCAAATGTAATTCGTGGAGATAAAATACCTATTGCAATAGTAAAAACAGATAGAGTAGAAGCCGCTTTAATAGATGTGAATTCTAAGGGTCATGATTTAGTTGATAAATTTTATAGTGGTTGGTATTATGTAAAGGGATTCTCTATAAATTGGAATAAAGGTAATTCAGGAAGTATAATTTCAAACTATTCACAAACATTTATATTAACTAGAAGAGAATGGCCAACACCTGTAGATGTAATGCCAATATCTAATCCTAAAAATAATAAATAATAATGAGCATATATAAAAAATTTAGATCTGTAGATGAATCATTATCTGGGAGCTTATCATCTAGATATGATCAGCCATCTTATATGTCTTTTAAACTAATGTTTGCACAAAATTTTGATTCAACCTACAACGATGCTGGTCAATTAACAAATAGAACACTCAATTATGATACTATGCCACATCCGTTATTTGGTCGACAAGGAAACAATAATATAAATGACAGGGAAACCTATAGCTCTATAGATTATTTAATAGACTCTAATGAATACACTAGAGCTAAAATGTTAGCAGAATTCATAAATAAATTTAATGAATTACAAACTAATTTTCAATGGTATTTCAAGAGTATAGAAGGAGTTAGTGATCTATTAAAAATTAAGCCGGATTCTGGTCAGAGAATTTTATCGGATGTTAGGCTAACTATAAATATGTTAGAAGGTGTAGATTTAAGAGTATCACATTTATTAAATTTATATAAAAAAATTGCATGGGATGATACATATCAAAGATGGATATTACCAGATATGATGAGGTATTTTACATTAAATATTTATATAACTGAATTTAGAACATTTCATCATGCTGTACCGTCAGACTCAGTAGGTATTGGATCTGTAGATGATATGGTATTATCAGTCTTAGATGGTGTATTACCTACCTGGGTCATTAAATGTGAAATGTGTGAATTTGATTTAGAATCAATTCAATTTAATTATCTAAACACATTAGACGTATCAGAAACCCCACAGGAAGCTACTACTACATTTAATATTAAAGTAGGTAAAATTTATGAAAATCAAATATATCCTTTATTTAAAAATGCGTATTTAATAGATAAAAATATAAATGGATCTGGGCGATTAATAGAAAAATCAGGATTTGACTCAGACGGTTATATAAAAAATTACGATCATACTTCGGCTGAAGATGAGAATAACACTTCAAAAAACTTATATTCAAATCAAGTTGCGCAAAATAGTCTTTTTGACAGTTTTGCAGAAAACGAACACATATCAGGAATGCCATTCAATCAAAATGCAAATCAAACAACTTTATTAGATTCAGCCAATACTTCTAAGAATACATGGATTTCAAACGCACTTAAACAAGGTATGGCACTAGGTACAAATTATGCAAACGAATGGATAGATAAACTTAAAATGACACCAATACCAGGGTTAGGCTCTTCTGTATCTGAAATGACTTCGGCATTAGGATCTAAAAATATATTTACTACGTTAGGAATGATACGAAAAGCTGTCACGGTGGCTGCTAATGAACAGATAGATCCGTCTGAAAAACTATCCGAAAGTATTATAGATAATACATTTAGTGCTTTTTTACAAGGAATAGTTAAATCTACCGCAACGTCAGACCCAAAACTGTTAGATCTATCATATGCAGCTAATGTTGCTCTAAATGATAAAGGAGTGTGGGATACTATTAAGGACTTTTCTAAAGCAACCGATTTAACTTCGCAAAATGAAGTTAATATTCCAGTAAAGATAGAAAACTCTGATATATATAAAGAAGCGGTTAACATTAGTACGGGAAATGATAGGTCAAAGGCCACTGATTTAGATGGTGGGGCAAATTATATAAAATCAGAAATGATTACTATATCTAATAAATCGACCGCAACTAACAATAAATTAGTTTTATAATGGCATCAATAGAAGACGAATTCATTAGTCATGATTTACACGACAATGATTATTTAGGAATTATAATAAACAATGTAGATTATACATATTCAGGTAGGTGTCAAGTAAGGGTATTTGGAGTTCTGGAACAAATAAAGGATGAACATTTACCATGGGCATATCCAGTGAATTCTACAATATTTGGTGGAAATGGTGCTGGTAGTCTTTCTATTCCAAAAAATGGTCAATTTGTTAGGGTAATTTTTAATAATGGTGATCTTTATGCTCCAGAATATACAACAATTCAAAATATAGATTCACAGCTTATAGATAGAATTAAAAACGACTATATAGGAACTCATGTTCTATTATTCGATCCAGATCAAAATATAACGGTTATATTTCAACGTACGTCAGGATTTCTTGTAAATTACAATGATTCATTTTTTCAAATTTCACCAGATAATATGATAACTTTACAACATTCTAATTCAGACTCAATAATTCAATTAGATGGTGATATCTGTAGAATATCTACAAAAAATGAAGTTCAAATATCAGCCGCCGCAAAAGCAACAATTACTGCTGATGAATCTATATTAAACGGAAAGAACACAACAAAAATAGGTCCGCCTGGAAATTATTATCATGCAGTTTTAAGCGAACCCCTAATGGGATTATTATCTGCTATGGCAGCTGCAATAGATGCAAAACTGCCGATAACTCCGGGTGTTAATGTTGCATTAGTAGAAGAAGCTAAAAGTGCGGCGACATCAACAAATGTATTAATAAGTAAATAATTATGAGAGCAAAATTTGTAAATATAGATGAAGGAGTTGACGATAAATACCTATTTAACAAATATGGTATAGAAGATAAATTTGAAAAAATTTATAAAAGCGAGCAAGCTGATAAAGCTGAAAATTGTATAGGCAAGTTTAAAGATTGGGATAATTACATGGTGAAGGTTTATTTAAACCCGTCATCGTTAAAAATGTTCGGAAATTGGAATAGAGCATGCAGCGATGAGAAAGGTAATTTATATTTGGCTGACAGCATTGAAATATTACATGATGAATTGGTCGCGTTCTTATCTAGTAAAGATATAAAAGGTAATTTAATTAATTGGCAACAATATAAAGATTCTAACGTATTTTATTTGGCTGAAGGCTATGATCTTAATGAAGTAGGTTTAGATAATTCGTTATCTGATGAAGAAATTGTGATCATAAAAAAACATACGCCAATTGTTATAAAGAACCATCCTCAATTTAATTTTAGAACTGATATGACTATATTAAGTGCTAATGCAGGTTTAAATGAAAATTATTCTCAAGATAATGATCCATATAATTTTGCGGCATGGTAATTCCCACTAATGATATACATAATATTAAATTCGCACGCCACACAGAATTTATTTCAAATATAATAAAACAAAAAATAAATATGAAACAATTTATAAGCTTTAAAAATTGGGTTCGTCTAAATGAGCAAAAAAAGGAAAAGGAAAAAACCTTTGGATGTGTAATGTTAGAAGCGCATATAAATGATTGGGACACTATTCATCTTAGCGGTATAGAAAAACAAGATTTATATAATGATGAAGAAGGTGAGTATGGTTTAGAAAAAACACCACATATGACTTTAATATATGGCATACATGAAGATGAAATAGATGCATCTGTAATAAGAGAAACTATTAAAGAAAATATAGAAAGCTTTACAGTTGAGATAAATAAAATAGGATATTTCGAATCAGATGAATATGATGTAGTAAAGTATGATATATCACCGTCAAAACAAATGTTACGATATAGAAAAATGTTTTTAAAATCATTTGAAAATACGCAAACATATAAGGAATTCCACCCGCATATGACTCTTGCTTATGTTAAAAAGGGTGAAGCAAAGAAATATGTCAAAACATTAGATGAGCCATTTGAAGTTACATTTATTAGAGGTGTATATTCATATCATGTTGAAAGTGATGGAGAAACAGAATCAAAAAGATCGGTAGTTAGATTAAAAAAAGAAACAGATGGGGACGAGCCAGATTTAACCCATTAATAAACCTTATTAAAATGACATGCTTACCCCGCTTCTCATTAGAACAGCGCGCTCAGGGTAAGCCTTTTATTTTTATGGAAATGGAGGTTGTCCAGGAATACCAAACGTTTTTGCACCTTTTTTAACAAACCGTTTAGCAAAATTTAAGAATCCTAAATTAGTGGGTGATATTCTATCATAAGTTGGATATGGCTCATTAGGACTTATTACATTCATAGATGATTTAATTATTTTATAATAGTCCTGCAAATTATTATATGTAAGATCAAAATTATGTTTCATTAAATCTTCATTAGACTTTTTATGTTTTGTAAATATATTATCTAATACGTTTGTATCTATATTAACATCTGTATCTGTTTCTATTTGTATAACAAGTTTAGGATTTTTTATTGTTGATCCAAAATTTATACTATTAGGAGCAAGTGCTGTTGGAAGTGCTGATATTATACTATCTATTTTATCTATAAGAGAATTTATTCTATCTAACTTATTATTCATTGTTTTTTTTGTAGAATTTATCTTTTCTATAGATGTATCTGTAGAATTTATCTTGTCATTAATACCAAAGTCCTTTACTATCTTATATTTAAGTTGTAACTTAAATTTCTTAGTATTTAAATCTTTATATTTATTTTTATAATCTACACTTTTTTCTTCCCATTTTTCATATTTATCAATATCATTTTTTATATTATTTGGTTTTATAGCATTATGTGTTTTTATATCATTTCTTATTGTTATTATTTGTTCTTTTATGGGAGTCAGTTCATCTTTTATATTTTGTAATATTGGATTTATGACATTCACTTTTAATGTAGATAAAATGTGATTGATTTCATTTTTTATAGATTGTATTTCATCTTTAATTGAAATTATTCCGGATACGCCTGTAATAGATTTATGACTAAGAGTCATATTATTATATGTTATGAATGGACATACATATATTCCACAAATAGTTAACCCAATTAATATAAAGCCATATGCAGTTTTAATTGGAATTATTGGAGTATAAATTACAGGAAGTTTTACTGGCCCGGTTGGTAATATTAATCCGGTTGACCAACTTAATAAATCAGTAGAGCCAACGAGAGTAATGTATGATAAATATTTTAGCCAATATTTATACGTATATAAATCATTTTCAGTATTAGGCTTTACAACCTCATCTATATTTTTATCACAATTAGTAGCATCAGTTATATTATAAGATCTATATTTTATTCCATCTTCTTCTACTACGCCATAGCCAGAAAACATATTAAGTTGTGATAAATAATTTTGAATCTTTATATTTTCATCATTTATAGCTGAATATTGTTTCCATTGTTCGTCTAAAAATATTTTAATCCAAGAATATTCAAGTTTTAAACTATCTTTTATTAAAATTTCTTTATTAGTTGATTTACTATTTTCTATATTATTTCTATTATCTTTAAATTCTAAAATTTTATATTTTAATAATTTTTCAATCTCAGTGAGGTTTGGCGAGGTATTTAATTGCGTATATAATAACATATAATAATCGAATAATACATAATCAGAGGACACCGGAATGGTGTTATATAGCGTATTATAGGCCGTATCATTAATATTTTTTATTTTCTTTAATAATTCTTCAGTTTCTTTATCTATTTTAAATTTTATTTCATCTACATTACCTGATTCTAAATATGATGTTATATTATCACACTTGGTTATATCCTGAACTTTATTTGTATAATCGGTTAAATTACTTTGATGAATATTATTATATGTAGTATGTTGAGAACGAATATTTGAAAATTTATTATATCGTACATTGCCTGGATTGCTTAGCATTATAGGATAAGAAAGATAAACATTATATTTTTTAATAAACTCAATTATATCAAATATTTTTTTGTAATTATCAGATAGTTTATTTGTAATTTTTTCAATATCTGTTTCATCGTAATCTGATATGTCTTTTATATATATTTTATTTTTAGATAGTTTACTTATAAATCCTTCTATAGGTGAATAAATTGTAGATGCATCTAATGTTGCTATTGAACTGGATGTTGTAACATGAGAATATAAAGATACAGAAGATGAAAATAGTTTTGATGTCTTATTTTCTATAAATGCATTTGTGATTAAATCAGGCATTAAAATATGATCAATTATTTCTTGCTCTGTTTCTAATGACTCACATGAAAATTCTTCATTTATAATAGGAAGTGTTGGACTTTCATCTTCTTCTAATGAATCACACACGTTTATATAATTAATATCAATTTTATCAATAGAAGATGTTGATGTTGAAGGATTTATAGTCTCTATAGTGTTAATTGAACACATATTGTCTGATAAAAATTTATTAACATTGTCCAGTGAGTTTTGTTGAGATTTTTTTCTATTAGATAGGTAAAAATAAGAAGCGCCAACAATAGATATAACAAGGGCATCTATTGTTGCTAATGATTTTAATATGTCATATATTTCTTTTGATTCATTTTTATATTTTCGCATATATTGTTTCATATATGCAGCATATGTTTTTAATAAATTTTGTAAATATTTTGTTCTATATAATGAAGGAATTTCTACATTTTGTATAGCATCAATTATTAAAAAAATAAGATAATTAATAAAATATAAACAAAATATATAAAATTCTACATCATTCTGTAACTGATGTATTTCACTTAATTTTATTAAATCAATTGAATCATCAAAATTAACATTAATTGAATTAACCATTTCACTATCAAATGATGTATCATCAGAACAAGCGCTTATTAATGTAATAAAATCTTTTGATTGAATATTAGATGAAATTTTAATTAAATATTTAGCCTGATCATTGGTTTTAATATAATCTTCAATATTTAGCACGTATGTAGGCACTGAAGATTTTAATTTTTCTAAGTATACGTTAGAAAATGTTGTCAACAATAATATTCCATCATTAATAATGACTTCTAAAGATACAGGTTTTTTAAAAAAGTTAATTTCTTCCTTGACATTATCCTGTAATAATTGTTTTTGTTTTTCCCAAGTTTTTTTAAACGATGCGTTCATATTATATAATATGGATTAATCCTTCATTGTTTATAGTAGAAATATTTCCATAAGAATCATAAGATTCTAATTGAACATCATAATAACCTTTCTCAGAAAATTTATAAGGTACAGACTTATTATGAACTCTAAATAATATATCCTTTGACGTATTATATCTAACTGTCCATATATTTTTTTGATTTTTTAAATATGTGGAATTGTCGAATTCTGAACATAATAATACTAAAGAACTTGTATCTGCAATTATAGGATTATAATATTTCTTATATGTGCTAGGATCCGTCGTATTGATCAATGTACTATTCCAATTTAAATTTACATTAGTTTGATCAAATAATGTATTAATTATTGCAAATGTATTATCTAAACTCCACTCTTCATTATATTCGTCAGATAAGAATATTTTAAATTCTCCACCAATTTCCACTGCGTTATCAGTTTTTATATCTGTAGAAGAGTACGTTGTGAATGCATGTTTAGCAGCTATAGTATATCTTGAATTATTAATAAACATAGATGGTATAGCACCATTTAATGTGTGTATGTCAGCTGACACATCTATTACTTTGTATGATGCTCCCCAGCAGTAATTAGTACTATGATCTGTTATTATTAAATTAATTATCTGAGATGGTTTAAACACATAATTAGAAATAGATAATGACGAAGAAGCATATTCTGGGTAATTACTAGTAATAGAAGTAGATCTAAGTGTAGTATTTATTAAATAAATATCAGTTGATGAATCCTTTTCAAAATTATTTAGTATGTTATTAACTGTAATAAGATTATCAGATACTGATATAATTGATACATCTATAGAATCTATATAATCATATTTTCCTTTGCCATATTTTACTACGCTAACACTATCTCCACTATTAAAATTTTGATAATTAATATCAACAGTTAGTGCCCCTGCTGTTTTAGATAATACCCTTTCAGTGAGATTATAAAATTTATTAATACTACCATGAGAAGGCAGATCCTGAAAATATGTCATTGATGGGACACTTATATAATAGTTATTAGATTCTTCCTTTCTCATAAGTCCATACATAGGATATATTCTATCATAAATAGGTGTTGAATTTTCATTAATATAAGTACTTACATCACCTATAGAAATAGTAGATACATCTATATTTAAATTCTGTTCATAATCTGTTATTGTATAAATATTAGGTGTCTGTAACCATACCCTATGATTTAATGATGATTGACTATGAAAAATGTTATTGAAACTGTCCCATCCGTAAACTTCAATATTATAATCTCCAATGCGATTAACACTCATATCATACACGCTATTGTCTGTGACTATTATATTAGAATTTGGTGTCGTTTGATGATAATAAATAGATGGATCTACTACGCATATTGGCATTCTATTAGACTCATATATAATATTATGTTGTATTAATTGTTCATTTATACTTATATCATATTCAAACTTAATGTATTCTGTTATATTGGCACATGGATCGTTTAAACCTATTTTTCCATATTTTATATCTAAAATATAGTTTGTTGATAATGTATGGTTGTTATTAGAAGAATCAGTACACATAAAATTATTAAATGTAAGCAATGGAACATTATATAAATCATTATATGCATATTCTATTTTTCCTATAGATGTGTCCGGATATAATAAAATATATCCATTAAAATCTAATTTTAGACCGAGTGAAGATTCCATTATATAATGTCCTTTCATTAAAGGATCAAGATTTGGATATATTGAATATTGATATGCATCCCATGCATTATTTGCAGCATCTCTAATAAATCCTTCTTCTATAAATATATCTACTTTAGTATTGTTTAATATAAAACTAGATGAACTGTCAAATATATTATAAAATTTAATCTCGTTATTATATATAATAAGAGGATTCGTCACGTATGATGTACTTATTACACCATTCATACTAGTGTTTGATAATTTCCATTTTATATCTTTTAAATCTTTAAATGGATGAGAAAGTGGAGCTCCAACGAATAACGTAGAAGGATCATTCAAAATAGAAGTATCGTCTACAGAAAATACAGGACCATTGACATTATATGGATTCCATAGATAAGATATCATATCTTTAAATGAGTAGGGCATATCTATAAGTCTTTTTTGATCAAATTCCGCTAGACTTAGATTTATTGATGCATCACCTTTAGTTAATTCGGTATATGCTCCTATACCAGATTTATTTAAACTTGTTATTAATTTCGATGTTTCCATTGTATATTTTTTAAAATGAATAAGGTGACATTAGTTCTCTATAATTATCCACAAAACCATATGATGTAGTTGAATAAATATTACTCTTAAAACGTTCAAAATAAACACCTTCTCCTGTTATATCTATTATTTTGGCATTTACGCCTATTATATTTTTTTCTAACCAATCTTTTAATGCAAATAATTTAATTAGAACCTCATTTAAATTATATGAATAGCAATCTTCTGTTATTGGCACACCATAATTATCTATTTCATTTGTTTCTCTAGTTATACAATATATCAAAGAAAGTTGATTTAATTTTTTCATTTCTTTTCTTTGTTCTTGTGAGAAAATTAACATAGTCTGAGCTCTATCTTTTGCATCATAAGGTACAACAAAAGAAAGTCTTTTTTCAGTCTTTACATTTTTAAACCATTCTCTGATATAAATATCATCATAACCTAGCCATTTAATTGCATTTATAAGTGCCTTATATGTTCCTATGTATGGTATGATATTATTATGTTCTAATATCATATGTTTTGATTTAGGGTTAACTATATTATAATCAGGCAAGTCTTCATTAATATCGGCTTCTTTGAACAATTTAGGAAAATCATTTGGATCAGGAAGACCAAAATTTGCAAGTAGAGTTCTAAACCTTTCATCTTCACCTATAGATTGTGCGTTTATAACAATTTCTGCTATAGTATAATAATTGCCTTTCACAACGTGATATACTCTCATTGTTCTTTTATACACGCCTTCATCATCGCTTTTAAATCCAATATTAACTGTTATAGGTGAAGTGTTTGTATTAAATAATATATTTTCGTTAGAATTATAATAAGATGATATAGAAGGAATTGAAGTTTCCATGTTAGCATATGCTATATCTGACCAAACCACAGTTTGTGTTACTTCATCTACTGTAAAAAATTTTATTTGATCCTCATCCCCTATCATTTTAAACAGCAAAAAATTAGTATCTTCATTTGCACTCACGTCATATGGTTTAACATAACCTATGCTAGGATCGCCTGAATCTTCTAATATAAATAAATGTTCAGTTTCTATTAATCCTTGTGAAACGGGATTCATATATATATTTCCATTGTATACTACTGATGGATAATTATACAATGTAGAAATATCAACTTTTATGTCAGATATACCCTTAGTTATATGTTTGTTTGGATTAAAAATAACTACATCTGTGTATAATACAGATGAATCTGGCGGTATGTCATATTTAACAACATTAACACACGGATCAAACATATTAGTATATTGTATCACAGGTGTAAATGATGTAGGATCATATGAATGACCGCTATTTATCATTTCAGCTGCAACTATTTTTCCATCAGAATTAGTTATAAAATATCCTTCAGCCTCTCTTCCATAAGACGCATCAACATTCATTGGATCAGTTATTATGAGATCCATATATGTATCAGGCTGCATATATATAGGTGAGCCAGTTTTATTAAATATTTTCCACTTATTTATATTTGCCATAATTAATTTATCTTAATTGTATCTTTAGAGTGTGCAATAGAAAAATGTTTTTTAATATCTTTTGTTGTTTCTATTAAGAACACAATTATACCTTCTAATCTTTTTAAAGAAGAAATTTGTTGCGGATTTGCCCAAAGTTCATCTGATGTACCATTTAATAAAATGTTACCACTATATGAATATCCCAAATTTAAATATGAGTCGTTACAGTGTTTTGCTCCATCAGTATATGAAGGTCTTACTTTATATAATCTTTTTTTTCCTGTATTATTTTCTTCTGTAAAGTTCATTTTTATAAATTATTTAATACTGCCTGATTAGCGACAGTGTTTGTTTTTTTAGTATAGCCTCTTACTTGTATATTTAAAGACGAAAGATTTGTTTTACTTAAAGAATCTTCGTAAAATAAACCTGAAGCGTTAGTGAATCCACCTTTAAATATAGGAAATATATCTCTAATAGGAACTTTATTACCCCATGCATCATTAACATATCGTTCTAATATAATATCACCAAAGTCATCTATTCCATAAAAATTATTATAGATAGCAAAATTATTCTTATCAGCGTCAAACCATATATTTACTGAATCTACACCATCTACGCTTTCTACTAATTTAATAATATCTGAAACTGGAATTCTATCTCTTCTTGTACTTTTCATAAAATAATTTGCGGTTACATTTATTATTTCAGATCTTACATTATCATAATTATAACCTTCCCATAAAATAAGAGACATATTAAGTACAAATCTTGGATATTCTATTGTTAATATTTGATTGTCAACAGTTATTATTCTTTGTCCACTTTCTTCTATTAAATCTAAAATAGCTAATTTTTCGTTATCGCTAAGTTCGAATGCACTTAATGGCGCAGTATAATAATTAGTGCCTGATGGAATTCTCTTGTTTATATCAGGAACTAAAAATAAATATATAGTGTTATCATCTTTTTTTTGCGCTGAAATTTGTTTAGAGTAATAAGTAACTTGATTATAATTAGAATCTAATTCAGCTTTTTTAGATATAGCCAATTGTGATGTAACGCCAGATGTAAGTATGATCTTATTATATTCTTGTGTCAGCTTATCCTGTTTTGCTGAATATTGATTGTATTTATCTAAAACATATTGATCGCTAAATGTAGCAAATCCTGGTATTGCGTCTATTATAGTAAACATATTTAATTTTTGTAAAAAGTAAATATAATTTGATGTATTTGCTAGGACAAAACTTCTAGACATATGAGGAGCTAATAATCTAGTAAGATATAATGGCTCATCAGTTGTCCCAAACAATACTTGTTTTTCTATAGAAACATTTATAACAGTATTTAAATCTATTGTTTCATTATTAAGTGCAAAACCAGGTGATGTAAATTTCCATTGATTTGGCATATTAGCTTGAGAGGAAGATATATTGCCTGCTTCTCCATCTGTTAATAAATATTCAATTAATATAGTTGCACCAAGTCTTGGAATTTTTCCATTATAGCCATTGCCAAAGAAAATATCTAAACCTCCTGTTTGACCTGTTTTAACCATGCAACTCTCTTGATTAAATGCCATATCTAATATTGAAGATGATATAGGCCAATTTACTCCATCTACGTATACATTTACAAAATAATTATCTACGCTACTTCCATTTTTTACAGCATAATTATAAGATTGTAGCGGTTCGCCTGATCCGGTAGATTGTTGATATTCAATTACGCCTTGGATTATATTACATGTTATAGAGCTATTTATATCAACTAAATTTAATCTTATTTCTTCACCTGATAATATTATTGTGTATGTTAAACCATTTTGAATATTAGATATGGTCGAATAATTTGGTATTGTTACAGTACTTGCATAAGCGGTTGTTTTTTGTCCATTATAATTAAATTTTAATGTACCTCTTGCTCCCATAGCTCTAGATGGATTATGTCCAGTTAAGCCAACTAAACCTCTAATACTATTAGGTCTTGTTGCAGTATTTATATTTAATTCTGTTATAGAATCTTCTTGGTAATATAAAATCATCTTACCATAATTAAGTATAACTTGTAAAAGTTGTCCCATTGGAGAAGCCACTGAAAAATACTGACCTACACTAGAATAAACTGTTTCTAAATATGATATAGAATCATCATATAATTCTGACAACTTTATTCTTGCTGTGTTAAAAATATTCATCTTATTAATTTATTTTTAATTAAATTCTTCATTATATCTAACTTATGAGAACACCCATAGATTTTTCATTATTAATATAAAAATCTATAACGCAATAATCATATCCATCAGCTTTTCCAAATTGTACAGATGGACGAATTAAATAATCTCTAGATTCAGATATATATTGATAAATTTGACTTGATATTTTCTCTTCAAGCTGTAATTTATTTATTTTTGTCTCAAATATAAGATCTTCTATACCTATCCCAAAATTAACATCGCCAAATACCTTTCCTTGGCTTGTTCCTAATATCATTTTTAATTTTGATTTAATACTTTCTATTGGGTCAGAATGCTCAAGTATTTCTACGTTATAATTAGGATCAGTTGGAGATTTTATATATAAATCTTTTATCATTATAAGTTTTATTTATATATCCATTTAAAAAAATTGGGTGGTTACGTAACCACCCAATATGTTAAGACATCATAACGAACCAGTCTGGAACGGAATCACCTTTTATTTTTTCTTTTAATTCTTCTAATTCTTCTTTTCCTTCTGATCTAATATCTGCATAATTAATAGTAACATTGCCTAATAAATTATAATTAAACGTACCTAATATTTTAGCCAAAGAAATTTTTGATTTAGCTATAATCCATTTTATAAACAATGGATCTTCATATAAATCTTCTTCTGGTATTCTATTTAAAGTTGTAACAAATAAAGATTCTTGTAAATCTCTACCTAATATATTAACTCTTTTTGTGTTAAGATTAAATTTAAACTGGACATCTCTTAAATTAAACTGTTTAGCTAAATCCCAAAAACTCCATTGTATTGTTCTATATGTTATTTGATCTGATGATAAAGGTGACAAATACATATCTGCTGCCATTAATCTATCAAAATGCATATCTGGATCATTTATGCCAAATACACGTTGTCCACTAGTCATTTCATATATAGTACTAATTCCTTCTACACATGCAGGCATTTGAAATGTTCTATTAGTCTTCCATTCAGATGTATGAAATAATGTTTTATTAACAATGTACCATCTAGCATCAAGAGCATCTCTATATTCTCTATACATCCATTTTTGTTCAAGTTGAATTATTCTATCTATTTCATTTTGTGGTGGTGAAAATGGAAGAGAGCATGACGCAGTAAGATCGGCTATTACAAATTCTATTAATTCTGGTCTAGTCATTGTTTATTATTAATTTTGGTTTTATATATGTGTTCTGAAAGCCAAGATCTTTAGATTTTCTCATCGCGGAAATCCATTTATAATCTCTTATTTCTTCTACTTCTACGCCTGTTGTTATATGCGGAGAATATCCAGTTAACTCTATAATAGTTGAGCTTTCATCTAGTTTCGCTAGACTGCCTATTCCTGCAAATTTTACTATGCTATTTTTTATAACACAATTTACCATCTCATTTAAATTATTAATAACACAATTATCAATAACATTTCTAGAATCTATTACAACATTTTTTATAAATGAATTAGCTATTTTATTTTCTGCGATAAGCTTACTTGAATATATTCTAGAATTTGTGACTGTACAATAATCCAAATGGCAGTTTTCAATTACGCCATTGATTGTACAATTTATTAAATCTAAATTTTTAATAGTTTGTCCATTTAATGCAGCATTTCGTATTTGACATTTATGTATATCACTATCAT